GGCGGCAATCCGCACGCTTTCCTCGATCTCGGTGGCAAAGCCCAGCTCGACCGCCTCAGCGGCGGTCAGGTACGTCTCAGCGTCCAGCAGCTCGATCAGCTGCTCGTCGGACAGGCCCGTTTTCTCGCGGTACACCGCCAGCAGCGTCTCGCGGATCTTGTCCAGCAGGTCGGCCATCTCGCGCATGTCGTTGGCGTTGCCCCACAGCCCGGTCAGCGGGTTGTGGATCATCATCATGGCATTGGCCGGCATGACGATCCGGTCGCCGGCCATGGCGATGATCGTCGCGGCGCTGGCCGCGATGCCGTCGATGTAGACGGTGACAGCGGCCGGGTGTCGGCGCAGCATGGAGTAGATCGCCTGGGCAGTGAACACGCTCCCGCCGTCGCTGTTGATCCGCACGGTCAGGTCGGTCACATCGCCCAGGGCGGCCAGGTCAGCGGCAAAGCGCTTGCTGTCCACGTCCATCCACTCGCCGATATCGCCGTAAATGCGCAGCTCCGGCGCTTTTTCAGGGCCGGCTGCTGCCTTGAAATTCCAAAACTTCGGCATCAGTCCTCGTCTCCTTCTTTGTCTGCAGCAGGCTGGGCAAAATCGCCGTTAGCCTTGATCGTGCCGTCGCGGCGGCGCTGGGCCTCCTCGCGGGCGCGCACCGGCTGAATGTCCTCCCAGGCCAGGCCGCTGATCTCGGCGGCTTCCTTCTCGCGCGTCGAGAAGCCTTCCTCCACGCGGACGCGGGCGGCGTTCGCTTCGTTGAGCGGGTTCAGCTGGCCCTGTGACGGACCGTACCAATCCGCACCGCACCAGGCGGCACGCACAGCCGGGTCGTCGAAAAAGCCCGGAGCATGCACGCGGCCCTTGGCCACCGCCTCGGCCAGCCACTCCTCATAGATCGGCTGGCAGAACGTGCGCACCATCCACTCGCGGCGCATGTGAAACATCTTCCACGCTTCGAGCAGCGCGGCGCGGCTGGCGGAATAGCTGGCCGTGAAGTGCTTGATCAGCAGCTCGTAGGGCAGCTCAATCGCCGCGCCAATCTGGCGGCAGAACGCGATGACGTAGGAGTCGAACGCGGTATTGGCCCGACCGGGGTTGGCGATCGTCACATCCTCACCATCCCCCAGGCCGACGATGGCGCCATTGCCTAGCTCGTAGCTGTCCGGGTCGCCCTGGTCGACCTGCTGCTCCAGCGGAATAACCGGCGCGATCGGCGTGGACGGGGTCGCGCTCTTGACGAACACGGTGAACATGCTGGAGACAACGGCGCCCATCAGCTCGGCGTCGGTGTAGCGGCCCAGCTGCTTGAGCGTTTCGATCACCGGGGAGAGCAGCGGCGTGGCGCGGCGCTGGCCGATGCGCTCCCAGTCCTGGGCGATGTGCAGCAGGTTCGGCCGACCGGTGCGGGCCCCGAAAAATGGGACACGTTTCCACTCGTTCGGGCGCGCGGCGTCGCGCACCGACACGGCCAGCGGGTGACGCTGGGCAATCCAGGCGGCCACATGCTCGCCGTGATCACCCATCTCAATGCCGCCGAGAATGTCGCGGCCGGCCGGCATCGGGAACGGGTCACACACCCGGTCGCCTTCGATCAGCGAAATGCGCAGATCGTAGATGCTGCCAGGGCGGCGGATCACCGGCAGGGCAGCGAAGCAGTCGCCGTTTGTCAGCGCCGACAGCAGCGCCAACGCCTGCAGCTGGCCGAACGAGCATTTGCGGGCAGCGTCGCACTGGGTGGAATCGGCCCACATGCGGAACTCGCGCTCGGTGCTGACCTCCCAGGCGTCCGCCTCATCTGCAGACAGGCCCAGGAACTCATAGTCGATGCTCGCATTCAGGCGCAGGCCCGGCCCAATCACGTTCGTGCGGATCGTTTTCAGGGCCCCCGTCGCCAGTGGCGTGCCCATGAATAGGTCACGGGAACGCTCGCGCAGAAGCTCCAGGTTCTCGACGATATCCTCGTCAGGGCTCCCGCCCTTGCTCAGCCAGCCGATCATGCTCTTTTTCTGCCGGCTGGCACCGTGCCGGTCATAGCCGGAATTGACGGCGCGCAGACCGGCCAGCTGGGCGCGGGCCTTCTCGCGCTGGAGCACCCGCTGCGGGGAAAAGGGTTCAATTAGCCGGTCGATGATGTTCATAGGTCGCGCGGCACCACCCTCATCACGCGGGCGCCGGGCCGGCGGCCAGTTTCGAGCCGGGCCACCTCAGCGCGCCAGAATGCGATGCGCTGGGCGATCTCGGAGAGCGAGGCGCGCGTCAGCTGCCGTGTGCCGATCCGATAGGATTGGCCGGTCGCGACTGCCTGTTCCGCTGCGATCCAGGTCGCCAGGTTCTGCCTGGCCTCATCCAATGTCCAAGACAAAGGGCACACCTCCAAGTTTGGGCGCAGGATGATAAGCGTTTTTCACTTTGTCAAGTCACATGCGCCCAGGTTTCGTATGAACAGACTTTCTCGATCGTCCGCGGGTGGACGCCGTACTGGTCCGCCAGCACGCGAACCGGCACGCCGGCGAAGCGCCGAGCGCGAATGTGCCGCACCTTCCGCTCGGTCAGGACCGCATGGCCGCACGCCTCGCCGCGGCGCGCAAGCTCGCGCGCCCGGCTCAGATACTCAGCCCGGTCCATCTACTGGGCCCGCTGCTGCCTGCCGGTCCGCAGAATCAGGCGGCGGTCACCGCCTCGGACGGCCAGCAGGTTGCATCCCGCCCGCTCGATCTTGAAGCCCTGCTGCTTCAATCGCTCTGCCGCCTCCAGCTGCGCGGCGCTCACAGGATCACCTCCCCCAGCGCGCCGCAGCGCTGCAGGTGCTGGAAGATGGCCGACACATGTGCGGCCTGGTTCTTCGCATCGGCCAGGGCGCTGTGCTTGACCTCGCCGCCGATCGGCTCGAACGGGATGTGCTCGAACAGCTTGGCCAGCGTGCGCTGATCGCGAACCTGCCAGTACCGCCACGGGCACTTCATGCCCTGGCTTCGGTAGGCGCTGGCGATCCACTCGCTGTCCTTGTCGCCGCGCTGCCAGATCACGGCGCCCGGGTAGCGCAGCACCAGGGCGGTCAGCTGGTCCAGCGCAGCGCGCAGCGTGACGCGCTCCAGGTCCTTGGCAAACAGCGCAGCGCGGGCCGCTTCGCCCTGGCGCATCCACCAGAACACGGTCGCGGCGTCGATGCTGCCGACCGCGTGCGCGCCGTCCTGATCGATGATGGCGTGGAACTCCTCCAGCACCTGGCCGCTCAGCGGATCGAAGGCGACGGCGCCGATCGACAGCAGCAGGGCGTCGCTGGACGTGCCCAGAGATTCGCAATCGATGGAAATGTGATGGCTCATCGTGAATGTTCCTTTCGTGACAGATTGCCGTGACAAGGGTCAGGGCTGGCTGACCAGCTCGGCCAGCTGGGCATCGTCCAGCCGGTCGGCGGCGTGAATCAGGCGGGTGATCAGGTCCTGGGGCTCCTCGATGCCCACTCGGCCCATCGTGCGGATCAGGGCGAAGTCGGTCGCCTTGTAAAGGTCCAAGGTGATGCGCCGGGACAACAGGCGCGCCAGGCGCTCGACCTCGGTCATCTTTTCGCGTTCGCGCTGCTCGCGCTTTCGCTCAGCGGCGGTTTTTGCCATGGGCTTGCTCTCCTGCGTTGTTGCCGGGGCCATGGTAGAAAATCCCCAGCAGCAGGGCAAGCGCTTTTTAGACGCGAACCCCACTGGAAAGCGTGCCCCGGCGTTTCCTCGGCGGCTGGGCCGGGCCGGCGGCGACAGGCGCAGGGGCGGCGGCCAGGCGTTCAAAGTCCGGGTTGAGGATTTCCATCGCGGCGGTGGCGTAGACCCGCACGTCGAGCGGTTCGTTTCGCTCGTGCACCTTCTCCCATTCCACCACCGTGCGGCCGCTGCGGTACTTGTAGACCAGGCGCTCACCCAACAGCCCCCTGAAATACTCCAGGTCATAGCCGGACTCGCCTTCGATCGGCCAGTGGCAGTACCCCGGGCCCTCGTCGTCGATCCGGCACCGGGACAGCACCTGGCTTTTGCCCTCGCTGACCCCCAGGTCGAATCGCCAGCCGCCGAGGCGGTTCTGCGCCGGGCGGCTCGGGAGCAGCGGCGCGCCGAACGCCGTGGCGCCGCGGATGGCGTAAATGCGGCGGTACTCCCGGGCCTTGGCGAAGGCGTACACGGTGTCGGTGCGGTGGCCGCCGGAGTCGATGAACGCGCAGGCGATCGCCAGGCGCCGGCCGTCCTCGGTTTCCCAGGTGCGCTGCAGGAAGGCGTCCAGCTCATTCCACACGAGATCCTGCGTCGTGTCGCCCAGGAACATGCGGTACTCCACCCCCCAGGACTCGCGGCCAATCCCCCAGCCCACCACCTCGGCCACCAGATAGCGGTCCTGTACGTCGACGCCGGCGGTCAGCAGCAGCGCGCCGCGCGGAACGCTGCCGTCGTAGCGGTGGCGGTGTGTCCGGTGCAGGTGCTCATCCAGACCCTCGTCCTGCTGCTCCTTCCAGGGCTCGCCAAGTTTCAGGTTGACGAACTCCATCAGGCCTTTGCGGTCGCGGTTCTTCTTCGCTTCCACGAACTCGGCCACCAGGGACGACAGCTCTACCCAGGGCGAATACAGGCTGTTGATGTGGAAGCCCGCGATCCGGCTTTCCGGGTTAGTCTTGACCCAGTAGCCCCGCTCCAGCAGCTCGGGCGAGGGCTTGCCGGGGCCGCGCATGATCTCGCTGCAGTGCTCGCACTCGTAGCGGGCCGAGTCGGGCAGGTGCTCACCAGCTGGCCCGCGGTCCCATTTCACCTGGGACCATTTCAGCACCTGGCCGGCGCCGCAGTGCGGGCATGGGACGTGGTAGCGGCGCTGGTCGCTTTTCTTCCACCACTCCTCGATTTTCGAGTGGTCCTGAATCGTCGGCGTCGAGACGAGGCAGATTTTCCGGTTGTGGAAGTTAGTCGTCCGCTGAATCGCCAGCTTGAGCGGGTCGCCTTCCTTCGTGACGCCGTAGCGGTCGACCTCATCCGCCAGCAGGATGCGGATCGGGCGGGATGCCAGGCCTGCCGGGCTGTTCGCGCCCACCAGGGCGAGGTACCCGCCCTCGTAGTGCTTCATGCGGATCGTGGTCGAGCTCTTGCGGCTGCTGCCGCGCCCTTCCTTGCCGTCCTCGAGCTTGCCTTTGAGTCCAGGCGAATAGCGGAACGTCGGGTCGATGCGCTCCTTCGAGAAGGCTTCGGCGCCCTCCACGGTCGGCTGCACCATCAGCTGCGGCGCCGGCTCCTGGTCGGCATAGTAGCCCATGACGTTGAGCAGAAACTCCGACTTGGCGATCTGCGACGAGCACATCATCACGATGATCTCGGTTTCCGCGTCGGTCGAGCAGTTCATCGGCTCGGCCAGGTACGGCACGCGGCTGGTGCGCCATGGACCGGGCTCCGGCGAGGTGCCTGGGGCGACGTACCGGCGAGAGTCGGCCCACTCGGTGCCTGTCATGCGGGAGCGTGGGCGGCACACGCGGAAAAAGCTGTTACTCCACGGACCGGTCACGCCTACTCCTTCGCGAATCGCGAACGGCTCAACGCCTCGAGCGCATCGTTGATCGCATCGTCCAGAATCCCCTCGATCTCGCGTGCCGGCTTCCCTTCGCAGAGCGGCGCCACCCTGGGCGGAAGGGACATCAGCTTTTCACGCAATGCCCCGGCCGCAGCCTGAGCATCCTTCTCCACTTCCGCCAGCGAGAGTACAAGCCCCTGCGCCTCCTTGTACTCCAGCTCCTTGAGCTTCGCCTGGTAGGTCTTTTCCGCCAGGCGCGCCCGGTTGTAGGCGGCATTCACTTTATCCACCGAAACCATACCGGTGGCCGGCAGCGGCGCGTCGTCCTCGTCATCATCAGCCAGCGGAGGCGGAGCAGCTGCAGCAGCCCGGGATTTCACGGCGGCGGAGCGGGGCGCTGGCTTCGATTTCCCAGAGGCAGCGCGCTGCTTTTCTGCGTGCGCCCGGTTTGCGTCATAGCCTGGCTGCTGGCTGGCTTCATAGGCGGCCAGCCCTTCGGAGAGCGGAATCTTGCCTTTGGCATCGACCGGCAGTCGCCCCGCCTTGACCAGCTTGCTGATCCAGACATTTGACCGCCCGACGATCTCGGCAAATTTGCGCTGCGAAACAGCCTCACTCACAGTCAGACCACCTCCGCACCCAGGCGCTCAGCCTTCATTTCGTCGAAGGTCTTGCCGGTGGATTCTAGGCGCGCATTCTTGCCGGTCTGGCTTTGCCAGCGCTGGATAATCGCGTCGCAGTACCGCGGCTCCAGCTCCATGCTCCTGTTAATTCGCCCGGTCTTTTCGCAGGCCATTAGCGTGGTACCACTCCCGCCGAATAAGTCGAGCACCACGTTGCCGCGCTCGCTGCTGTTCTGGATTTGATGGGCAACTAGGGACACCGGCTTCATAGTCGGGTGTAGCTTGGAGCTGGCCGGCTTCGGCTCGCGGTACACGGTGGTGTGCAGCTGGTTTTTCAGCTCCTGCACAAGACGGATCAGCTCGGGCTTGCCCAGTGCCTTGATATCCAGGTCATCGTCGATGACAGTCGACTTGTTACGATCGCCGTACCAGTAGTGGGCCGCGCCCGGCTTCCAGCCGTACAGGATCGGCTCGTGCTGCCAGTGGTGGTCCTGGCGCCCCATCACAAACGTGTTCTTCACCCAGATCAGGCATTGCTTGTAGAGCCAGCCGGCCTCGATCATCGCCGCCCTGAAGTTGAGTCCTTCCGAATCCGCGTGGGCGATGTAGATCGGACCGCCGTCCTTCGTCACGGCAAAAGCTGAGGTGAACACGTCGCGCAGGAACTGCCTGAACTCCGCATCGCCCATGTCGTCGTTCTGGATGGTCATGCCGTCCTGCCCCTCATAGGCCACGTTATACGGCGGATCAGTCCACACCATATCGGCCAGAGCTCCACCCATCAGCGCCTGCACATGCTCGAGGTTCGTGCTGTCGCCGCACATCACCCGGTGCTGGCCCAGCATCCACACGTCACCCTGGGTCGAAACGTAGTCGCTCGGGTCGCCCATGCCGCCCGACTCCTGCTCGTCGTCATCGCCAGGCAGCTCTTCCTCGTCTGGATCGCCCCCATTGAGCAATTCATCCAGGGTCTTGGAATCGAAACCGAGCAAGTCGAGGTTGAAGTCCTCGTCCTGCAGCTCGGCAATTTCGGCGGACAGCAGATCCATATCCCAGCCAGCGTTCAATGCCAGCTGGTTGTCGGCGATGCGAAGGGCCTTTTTCTGGCTCTCGGACAGACCGACCAGCCGAATCGCCGGCACCTCGACCATCCCCATTTTTTTGGCCGCAGCCGTTCGCCCGTGCCCTGCGATCAGCTCGTTGTTCTCATCCACCAGCACCGGGTTTGTGAACCCGAACTCGGTGATGCTGTTAACAAGCTGTTCGACCTGCTCCGCTGAGTGGGTCCTGGCGTTGCGGTCGTAGGCCCGCAAGTCCGTGATTTTCAAGTACTCCAGTCGTAAAGCCATGGTTCGCTCTCCCTTCGTTTTGGCGTTAACAGATCATACCCACCGGCTGTTAACAGCGGCAAGGCGTTAACTATTTTCGCGGCGGTTTACAGCTAGCCGGCCCGCGGGGTCGCCCGCACC